GTCCTATGAGGAATTTTCGGCGCTGATTGATCAGCTCTATGGCAAAGTTCGCCCCGATGCTCTTGAGGGCTCGCTGGCGGCCATGCTCAAACAGGCGTTTGAACTTGGCCAGCAGCAAATGCGTAAAGGCTAAACATGGCCGACCCGGAAAAGCTGGATCAATTGTTCGGGCCACCCAAAGAGGTGACCCGGTTTTTCGATGCCAAATCTCTCAAGCCGTCAGAGCATTGGCTTGACACTGACTTTGATGCTCATGCGCTGGCCTTCACGGTGGCGCGCTCGGCAGGTTATGACGTGCTCGGCGATATCAAGGCGGCAATCTCCAAGGCGTTGCATGAGGATTTGAGTTTTGAGCAGTTCCGCGCCAACCTCGAGCCGATCCTGAAAGCCAAGGGATGGTGGGGCGAACGGGCCGACGGCGTCCAGTTGGGCAGCCCGCGACGGCTGGAGACGATCTACTGGGCCAATGTCAACACTGCCCGCGCGGCCGGGGAATGGGAACAGATACAGGAGACCAAGGAGGTTCTGCCCTATCTGCTCTATGAAATCTCGACGGCGCTGCATAAACGCGAATTGCACCTGTCATGGGTGGGCACGATCCTGCCCGTCGACGATCCCTGGTGGGACACCCGCTATCCGCCAAATGGCTGGAACTGCCAGTGCCGTGTCGCGCAGATTTCCGAATGGGAGGCCGAGCAGCTCGGCTATGATCCGAAAAAGCCAAAGCCCGCGCCGGACAGCCCCACTCAGAGTTTTGTCAATCGGCGCACTGGCGAGGTTGTGCGGGTGCCGATCGGTATTGATCCGGGCTGGGCCAACAATCCGGGCAAGACCCGCATGAAAAATGCTTCAGATTTTCTGGCCGGAAAATTTCTCAATATGAGCAATGAGGCCCGATTGACCGCGACAAAAGACCTCGCAGACTCATGGCTGTTCCGGCGCATTCAGTCGGGCGAAGTGCCCTACAACGAAACACCGGTCGCAGCCGAGGCGGTGCCGAGCAATCAGGCGCGCGGCTCGCTGGCGGTGCCGTTTGCGGTCTTGCCGGAGGACGTCGCCGCCCAACTCGATGCGACAGGTCGGGTTGTGCGGCTGTCGGTGGCAACAGCCAAAAAGCAGTTGCGAAAGCGGGTTTCAAAGAATTTGCTCCCGAGCGTTACCGCAGATGACTATCAAAAAGTGCAGACCATGCTGGATAGCGGACAGATTTACTCGCAGGGCGCTCTCAAGGTAGTTGCTATAATGGATCTGGGCGGGGTGTTGTGGCTGGCGGCGCTGAAGCGCGCGGCAACTGCCGCTGACGAAATTTATCTGACCAGCTTCAGGCGGGCAAGCCCAAGCGATATAACCACTGCGCTGAAACGCGGCAGTCTGATCAGGGATAGGAAGAATTGAGAACGATGGCCGGTGGGGCGGAAATCCCACGTGACGCAGGGCCAGAGTTCCTTACTCGACCATCGCAAATTGAAGTTAGTCCTTCGGCCGCCAAAAATCAATGAAATTGCAAGATCAATTTAAACGGCCAAGGAGCGGCCTCGACGCTCCGGCTGCTCCCAACGTCCGGAAAAATTCCTTAAAACGGAATTAAAAGCCGTGTGGGCGTTTTAGGGCCGTATCAAACGGCTATTGGCCGGGGGTAAAGTGAGCGCGCGCCCGTCTGTCGGGATTTATCAAGCCGGTGACATCTGTCACCGGCCTTTTTGTTTGGCGAACCACGCATTGTGGCGTCATGAAAACAACAAACGCAAGCCTGATTTTTTCCTCCTGCAGCACGGCCGTTCATTCGGCCGCCGCGCTGGGACTGGCTTTGCAATCCGAAAGCGGTGCGCCCGAATGGGTGCAGCTTTTGCCCGCCGGTCCCGTAATCGCCGGACGTGACGGGCGCGCCTGGACGCTGTCCGATCCTCAAACCGTAATCAACGCCTATCGCGCCAACAAAGGGCCGATTGCGATTGACTGGGAACATGCACAGGACCGGCTTGCCGCAAAAGGCATGGATGCTCCGGCCTCCGGCTGGATCGAGGATATGGAAGTGCGCTCTGGAGAAATCTGGGCGCGCGTCACTTGGGTGCCCCGCGCCGCGCAGGCCATTGCTGCCCGCGAATACCGTTTTTTGTCGCCGACCTTCACCCACACCAAAGACGGCAAGGTCATCGCCATCGTCGGCGCAGGTCTCGTCAACCGGCCGAATTTTGTCATGGCGGCCCTCAACGCAAACCTCAACACCGGAGAAATGATCGTGGATAAAATTGCGCTTTGTGCTGCCCTTGGTTTGGCTGCAACGGCAACGGATGCCGAAATTATCACAGCCGTGAATGCGCTGAAGGCCAAGGCCGAGACCGCGCTCAATAATCAACAGCCCAGCCTGAATGATTTCGTGCCGCGGGCTGAGTATGACGTGGCGATCAATCGGGCGACCACTGCCGAGAATTTGATTTCCTCGGAAAAGAAAGCTCGCCTTGAGGCCGAAATTTCGGCCGCCGTCGATGACGCAATCAAGACCGGTAAGATTGCCCCGGCCTCAAAGGACTATTTCCTCTCCACTTGCCGCGCCGATGACGGCCTCGAGCAGTTCAAAAAATTCGTCTCTGCCCAGCCTTCGCAATTCACGCCGGGCGTCGACCCCGCCAAAAAGCAGGAACAGCAGACCGCGCTCAATGCTGAGGAGCGCAATGTCGCCGCAACGCTGGGCCTGACCGAGGCCGAATATCTGGCGGCCAAATCCGCCTGATCCTATCCGAAATCTGCCTGCATCTTTTAACGGAGCTTCAAAATGTCCTTGTCCGGGCCTCGCGCCACCATCGAAACCGAGAGCGTCAACCGCGTATTGCCCGTCGGCGCAAACGTCAAACTTTGGCAGGGCGGCTTGGCCATGCTTGTCAATGGCTTTGTTGTGCCGGGCGCTCCGGCGGTGGGGGCTGTTGGCCTTGGCCGTATCGAAATGACAGCCGACAATTCTGGTGGCGCGGCCGGGGCAATCAACGTCCCGGTGAAGCGCGGCTGCTTCAAATTTGCCAGCGCTGCGGGTGACCCGGTGCTTCCCGCCCAGATTGGTGCTTCCTGCTTCATTTTCGACGACGCGACGGTGGCGGCGACCAGCGGCGGCAATACCCGTTCCGTTGCGGGCATTGTTCACCAGGTCGATCTCGATGGCGTCTGGGTGCGCTTCTAACCCGCTCTGAATTCTGACACTCACTGAGGATTTCCATCATGATCATCAATCAGGCCAACATTGCCGTCCTGACCACCGGCTACAAGGCGGCGTTTCAAAAGGCATTTTCCGGCGTCGCTCCAATGTGGGAACGTGTCGCCACGATGGTGCCGTCAACCACCGACACCAACCTCTATGCCTGGCTGGGTCAGTTTCCCCAATTGCGAGAATGGCTCGCCGATCGCGCCATTCAAAACCTGCGCGCCGATGGCTATTCGCTCAAAAACAAGAAGTTCGAGAGCACGATTGCGGTCAAGCGCACCGATATTGAAGATGACCAGTGGGGCATCTATTCGCCGCTGATGGCCGAAATGGGTTCCGCAGCTGCGACGCACCCGGACACTGAAATTTTTGCGGCTCTGCTCGCGGGCTTCAACACCAAATGTTTCGACGGTCAATATTTCTTCGACGTCGACCATCCCGTCGGCATGCCGGGCTCGGAAGTCACAGTGTCGAATTTCGGCGGCGGTGACGGTCCGGCATGGTTCCTGCTCGACACCTCCCGTTCGCTAAAGCCGCTGCTTTACCAGAAGCGTCAGGACTATCGCTTCATCGCCAAACAGAATGCCAATGACAGCGATCACGTCTTCATGCGTGATGAATTCCTGTATGGCGTCGATGGTCGTATGGCCGCCGGTTACGGCTTCTGGCAGATGGCCTACGGCTCGCGCCAGCCTATCACGGCCGACAGCGTCGAGGCGGCTTACACTTCGATGACCAAATTGGTGTCGAACGAAGGCCGCAAGCTCGGGATCAAGCCGAACATCATGCTCTGCGGCCCGTCGACCTATTTCCAGGCTCGCGCGCTCATCGAAGCCCAGATGATCAACGCCACCTCGAACACCCTGTTCAAATTGGTCGAGATCGTTCTCGTGCCCTGGCTGGAATAGCCGGGCACCTGCCGCTCTTCGTTTTCAACCCCTCAAATTCAGGTGAACCATGGCAGACCCCAAACCCGATCTGGTGACAAAAGCTGCAGCCCCAAAAACCGTCTGGAAAACCGACAAAACCCACATTGCCGTCCGCACCTTCGGCGGCGTGTTCTGGCGCACAGGGCGGAAATTTGGCGAAGAGGCGACAATTCTAGCCAAAGCCGATCTGACCGATGCCGACACCGCCAGTCTGATCAACGAGAAAAACCTCGCGGTCAGTGAAGTGGACGATCCGGCCAAGCCTGCCGCGCCCGCAAAGTAAAGTTTGGCGGGGTAGAGCAGCGGAAGCTCGGTTGGCTCATAACCAACAGGGTGAGGGAGCAAAAACGATGAAATCGTTAGAGCCCCGAACGGTTCAATTCCTGCCCCCGCAACCATTTGACCGGTGCCCCCGGTCACAAAGACCCTCGCTGGGTGACGTGGACGACTGCCGGGGCTGCAAAAAGCTCCGGCCCTTTTTCCAAAACTTGGGGCGCAGCATGGCCTATTCAACAGAAACCGATCTCGATCAAATCTGGGGGGCCAACCGCGTGACCATGGTGGCCGCTGACGACGGCCTGTCGGTTCGCAATCATCAGCGGATCAACTCGGCCATTGCCGATGCTGACGCGATGATCAATTCCTACATCGCCAAACGCTACCCGATGCCGCTCAATGCCAGCCCCGATGGCTTTGCGATCCTGCGTAAAATATCCGCTGATCTCGCAATCTATGCGCTGGCGACCTCCGCCGACCGGATGATCGAGCTGATCCAGAAGCGCCATGAAACCGCGATGGGCTTTCTGCGCGATGTCGCGGCGGGCAAGGCCGAAATCGGCACATTGACCGCCGATTTTGCCGGTGGCGTCGGCCCCGAAACCGTCACCGCCAACGAGGCGGTTCTGGTGGGCAATGAGCGGATGTTTTCGCGCCAATCGCTGAGAGGCATGTGATGAGCGGCGAAATCCACGTCACACCAATCGGCGTCGACGCCGCCGAACTGGCCCTCGTCAATATCGGTCAGGCCGTCAAAGGCCAGCAGCTGGTGCAGGCGCTGTCCCGCCTCGGTGTGCGCCAAACCAAACGACGCATTGAGAGCGAGAAAACCTCGCCGGATGGTGCGCGCTGGGCTCCCACCCGGCAAGGGCGCGGCGCATTGTTTGTGCGCGGACGCCATTTGGCTGCCTCCATTCGCGGCGCGGCAACCGGCAACAAGGCCATCTGGGGCACCGGCTGGATTGGCGCGCGGGTGCATCAGTTCGGCGCGATCATTGTGCCGGTTCAGGCCAAGGCCCTCGTCTTTGAAATCGGCGGCCGCAAGGTGTTCGCCCAAAAGGTGGTCATTCCGGCGCGCCCCTATATCGGCGTCTCGCAGGCCAACGCCGAAGAGATCATGGATACTACGCAAAAGTTTCTGGCGAGGTTCCTGAAATGACCCCGCTCATTCTGCGCGATGCCATTTTAAACGGTTTTAAAGCCGCCTTTCCGAAGGTGGACGTCGGCACCCATGCCGGGCCATTTCACTTTGAAACCTTGCAGCGCTACGGCGCGCGGGCACCCGCCATGCGGGTGGTGTTGACCGGCCTCGACAAGCCCAGCCTCTACAATTCGGGCCAGTGGGTGGTGCCCTGCCATTTCGCTGTGGTCATTATCACCAAAGACGTGCCCGGTCTTGATCGGGACGCGGCCGTCACGGCCCTTGCCACCTCGTCATCTTTGCTGGTGGGCACCAATCGTTGGGGCCTTGCGGGCGTCGCCACCCCTGAAAATCTCGATGCCCGCAACGAATATGACGAAACTTTCGACAAGGCGGGTTTGTCGATCTGGCAAGTGGCATTTGAACAGGCAATCCTGATGGGCGAAGACATCGAGGCCGCCATCGGCCAGCTATCGGCGCTCTGGGTCAATGGTGAGGCCTTTGTGAACGGCGTCAATCCGCTGCCCGGCGACCCTGCTATGTCGGGAGGCGGCGCATGAGCTTCGACGACGTTTATTTCCAGCTCGCTGAGCTTCGCAAGCAGATGAACAATCTGCTCCTCCCGGCGACCGTTAAAAGTTTTGATGCCAAAACCAATACGATCGTCGCCGATATCGGCACGGACACCCATGCCATTCCCGGATCAAATCATGCGGGCACCGCCAAGGCGTGGCACCCGATGAAGGTTGGCCAGCAAGTCACGCTGATTTGCCCAGGTGGCGACATCGCCAATGCGACCTTTTTACCCGGCGGCTTCCACGACGCCAATCCGGCACCATCCGACAGCGCCGATGAAGACATCATTGCCGAGCGCAACGGCATGCGGTTCCGCCTGACTGATACCGGCGCGTTCATCGAGGCGGGTGCTGCGAGCATTTCCCTGGTCGGCGGGGTCATCACGCTGAAAGGCACAAAAATCATTGCCGATGGTCAGACGTTGCTCGGCGGCGCTGACGCCAGCAATCCCGCCGCCATGCAAGGCACCCTGGACACGGCGGGCAACGCCGATGTCGCCAATCTCGCCACCAACGTTCTCGTCAAATAGGAGGTCAAAATGTCGCCGAAAACCAACACTCCCGAACGCCGCGCATTTGTCGTCGCTGTCGATTTGCCCAACGGCATGCGGATCGCTGGAGCTCATCGCAAGAAGGGCGAGCAAATTCGTCTCACTGCCTCCGAGGCGCGCCACCTGCTGCTCGACGGCATCGTCCAGGATGACGCCGCGCCGCAGGCGGACGCCGCCCTCGAACATACGGGCAATTAAAATGCGCGCGGGGATCGATCGCCGCACCGGAAAGGTTTTGACGAGCTGGGCACATTGCGCCCAGTCGATCAGCACCATTCTGACCACGGTGATTGGTTCGCGCGTCATGCGCCGCACCTTTGGCTCGGATGTGCCCGCGCTGATTGATCGGCCGGGCAATAATTCGACATTCGTTTTGTTCGTCGGCCGCACTGCCGCCGCCCTCAAAAAATGGGAACCCGGCTTCCGGTTGACCAAGGTCAATGTCCTGCAAATGAGCGGAGACGGTCGTTCTGCGTTTGAACTGGTCGGCGATTTTTACGAAGACGGTCACCTCGGTATTTACGGTGCGCCGACACGGGTTTCCGCCGCCTATGATGTCGCGGGCATGCTGGTGAGGGCCGCATGACCAATTTTGCCCCGCTCGATCTGTCGCTTTTGCCCGCGCCCGATGCGTTGGAAAATCTTGCCTTCGAGGCCGTTCTCGATGCGCGCATGCAGGACTATCTGGCGCGTTGGACTGCCGCGCGGCTGATCGACCCGACGCTCCCCGCCTATAATGTCGACGCGCTTGAGACCGATCCGGCCAAAATATTGCAGGAGACAGACGCCTATCGGGAGCTGCTCGTGCGCGCCCGTGTCAATGACGCGGTGCTGGCAACTTCACTGGCGAAGGCGACCGGCAACGACCTGATTTTGCGGGCGGCAGACTTTCACACGGTCAAGGTGATTGGCGAGACCGACGACAGCCTGCGTCGCCGCGCCCAGCTCGCCTGGGAAAACCTGTCGATCGGCGGATCATATGGCGGCTATCGTTATGCGGCGCTCTCGGCCGCGCCGGTCGAACTGGCTGACGTGGCCGTCTATGGGGCCGAGGTTGCGGGCATTGCGCCGGGGGAAGTTCGGATAGTTTGTCTTGGCGCCAATGCGGACGGCGTGGTTCATGCCGACGTTTTAAAACGGGTTAAAGCCGCATTTCCGCGCGCCCAGCGCAAGGTCAACGATCACATCAACGTCGTTTCGGCCATCCCCGTCCAATATAATGTGACTGCGACAATTATCCTGCGACGCGGGGCCGATGCCGCCAGTGTGACCGCCGCGCAAAAGTTCCGGCTTGACGCCTATACACTATCACGCCGTGCCATCGCCGCAGCGGCAACACTGGGCGGTATCACCGCAGCGCTCGGCCATGACGATCCGGGTTATGTCGTCGATGTGCAGATTTCATCGCCCACCATGCGCATCGGCGGCGGGCCATTTGAAGCGCCGGTTTGCGTTGGTTCCCTCGTGACATGGGCGTTCGAGACATGAACCTGCTCCCGAACCCCAGCCCGTTTGAACGCGCCCAAACCAACACGTCCGAGCGCATTTTGAGCGTTGATACCGACGTGATCCGGCGCGAGCGCCGCGCCGATCAATGCGACGCGAAGTTTCTGCCTTTGCTGGCGTGGGAAACCTCAATCCATCATTGGACTGGCACGGATGAGGTCGCCGATCGCGCGGCTGTGGCCTCCAGTTTTGACAATCATTGTGCATATGGCTCGCCCGAAGCGCTCGAGCGCGAAATCTCGCTCGATGTCGGTTATGCGGTGAAAATCCGCGACTTTTGGGAATTCGGCGGCGTCTGGCCGCAGTTTCTGGTCGAAATTCCGGCCCAACCCGAAACCGCTTATGCGATGCCCGCCGACGTCTGGGCCTCGGCTTTGCGGCGCAAGAACGTGCGCGACATTCCGGTGGTGCGCATCGTTGGCCATTCGACTGGGGGGATGAATGTCGCCTCGCAAATGATGGCGCACTGCTTCGTCCGCATTTTGCCTTCTGACAACACCGTCCGGATTTCCGGATCAATCCCCATTTCGTCGGTGATTACTGCCATCTCCATCAGCCACATAAGGCCGCTAAAATGACATATGGTTCGACACCCACCGCATATCTTGATCGGCGTCAAGCCGCAGCTCTCGCGGGTGGCACCCGGCCAGTCCCGACCAGTTTTGCTGTCGGCGACGGTGGTGGGGCTATTCCCGCGCTTTCCACGGCGGGCGGCGGCCTTACAAACGAAATATATCGTGCGGCGGTAACCAGCGCGGTCGTAAATCCCACCAATCCAACGCAGGTAGATATTACGTGCGTGGTGCCCGACACCGTTCCTGAATTTGTTATCCGGGAAGTGGCCGTTTTCGATGAAACCGGCAGTCAAATTGGCGCGGCAACGTGGAATTCGAACAAACCGAGCGGGGCCAGTTATATTTTTATTTTCACGCTAGCGTTTGGCAATACAGACGGCGTGCCGATTGCTCCACCGGCAGGGGTTTTTGCGACGAAGGCCTATGTTGATGCGGCCATCAATAACATCCAAATCACACCCTACACCGGCACCGAAGGCGTAAAAATTGTAGATCATCAGGCGTCGCTCGATTATCCGGATTTGCCGCCAGATGCTGCAATAGCCGACAATGATCTACTGGCGCTGTTTAACGCACTGCTCGGCAAATATGAGAGCACGACAGTTGCTCAATTTGCGGCAGCGATTGCATCTCGGCTTCCTGCTGCTGCGGTGGTTCCGTCCGGCACGATTATTCACGTCGCGCAGGCTAAGGCCCCAGTGGGCTATCTGAAGGCCAACGGCAACGCAGTTTCCCGAGCGACCTATGCAAATCTGTTCGCCGCGATCGGCACCACGTTCGGTGCGGGCGATGGGGCCACGACATTTAATCTGCCGGATTTGCGCGGCGAATTCATCCGCTCGCTGGATGACGGACGCGGTATTGATGCCGGGCGCGCCATTGGTTCTGACCAGCCGGAATTGATCGGGCCGCACAATCACCCGGCCACGACGACCGGCACGACCGACAGCCAGGGCACCCACACGCACGCAGCCACCACAACCGCCAGCATTTTGAACGGCAACGGCGGCACGGCGCAGATTGCAAATCAGCAAGATGTCGTGGTGCCCGGCATCTCCAACGTGGCACCTACGGTCACCATCGCTCCGGCTGGAGCGCATTCCCACAACCTCACCGCGCAAACCCAAGTGAGCAACAATGCCGGTACGGAAAACCGCCCGCGAAACGTTGCTCTGCTTGCCTGCATCAAATTTTAAAGAGGCTTAAATGGCTGTTTTAGCTTCCATCGCGCAGATTGTTTGGGCCTGCGATCAGTCCGAAACTTTCAAATTATCCGAACGATATCTGTTGCCCGGCTGGACAATAGATGAGCTGGCCGGGGTGCGCTGGCATGCGCAGGCGCGGGATCAAGTCACCGGAGCTTTGCTCCTCGATTTTGACAGCGCTTCGAACCCGCCGACAATTATTATGGCTCCGCTGATCGACGGGGCTGGCCTCGACGCCACGGGCACACCGATCCCCGGTCTGTCGGTTGATCTGTCGTTCAGGCAGTCTGAAGCGACTGTCGCGCAGGTGCCGGACGGTATCTATCCGATCTCTATCAAAATGATCACACCGGATGACAAAACGATTATCGCCGCAGGCACTGTGACCTGCACCCTCGGCCCAACTCGCGAGTAATTATCATGCTGGACAACAGCAAAGGCCCTGTCACTGTTCTACCGCGCGGCGACATTGGTCCACCCGGACCGCCGCCGCTTGGGCCGCTTGCGCCATGGTCAGCAGCCACGGCTTATGTCGCCGCAACGAACAAATCTCCCGCGTCCTTCGTCAGCATCAACGGTGGTTGCTATGCCTGTTCGGTGTCACATCTATCCGGCGCGATATTTGATCCGACCAATTGGACGCCGGTCGTTGATCCGTCATTAATTCTGGCTGCGCAGCAGGCCGCAACGGCGGCCCAAAATGCACTGGCGGGCATCCAGACCAATATCGCCGCAGTAGCGGCGGCTTTGGCTACGATCCAGTCTGACACCGCGATAGTCGTTTCGGACACCGCAACCGTGGTTCAAGATATGGCCACCGTGCAGGGCGATTTAAGCGCTACACAGACCGCTCTCGCCACTATTCAGAGCGACTTGGCGACCGACGTTCAAACAGCGTCGACAATTGCGCAAAACTTGGCGACCGTCCAAACTGATCTTGCTGCGACCCAAACGGCGCTCGCCAATGTCCAAACTGATCTCGCGGCTGCTGACCAGGACAAGGCGACGGTGATCGCTGATATGAACACGGTTGCCCAAAATATGGCGACGGTTCAGGCAGCGCTTCAGAACGTCCAGAATGATCTCGCGGCGGTTCAGGCCGATATGGCGACCGACACCCAAACGGCAGCCACAATTGCGCAAAACTTGGCAACCGTTCAGAACGATCTCGCCATCGTCGTCTCTGATCTGGCGACAGCGCAGGCCGATGTTGCCACAATTCAAGGCTATGTCACCACCGCTCAAAATGCTGCTGCGGCCGCAACAGGCGCGGTTAGCGCGCTGAACACTATGCGGCTGGCGACTAAAGCCGCACTCTTGGCCGCCGTCATCCCCGCCGCCATCAATTATGTGACCGTCGACGCTGTGGCCGGAACCTTCAACAATGGCACATATTCGACCGCCTCTCTGACCTACAAGCGTGGCACCGCAGTCACGACCGGCGTATGGGGGGAAGTGCTGAACGGCGGCATTTATTGGGAGCCTATGTATTCGACCGCGCCATATGTCAACTGCGCGGAATTTGGCGCGATGGGTGATGGCGGCTATCTTTATGCCTCCGGTGTCGTTTCCGGGACTGACAACACGACAGCCATTCAGGCTGCAATCGACTACGCCTTTCGCAACGGCGTCAACGCGGTGCTGCTGCCATTCGGAAAATATGTCACGAGTGACACACTGCATCTTGGCTACGGCGATCAGTACCACGGTGTCCGGTTAATCGGCGGCGTCAAACCCTCGTATGCCGCGCAGATTTATGATGGCACGTCCATTCTGCCGACCAAATGGGATCGTCCGGTCATCAATGTACAGGCCGCTCGTGGATCGATGATTTCAGGTATCGCCTTTCGAGGCCTTGCCGCCCCGTTTATTCAGGCAGCGACGCTGGCTGGCGGCAATATTTTTCCGTCGACCGACACTGCTTGGCTCGACCCGGCAATTACCCCGACCGGCACCAATCCGGGCGGATTGCAGCAGCACTCGCCTTATGCCGCCATCACTATCGACGCCTATTCAGCGGCCCAGCCCGCAGACCACTATCCGACAGTCAATTATCCGGCTTGGACCGGATTTGGTGCCGCGCAATATAACAAGGGACAATCGTCGGATGTAACGATTGAATTTTGCGATATTTCCGGATTTGCTTGCGGTGTCTGCGTCAAACCGAACGGTGACGGCAACGGCGATTTTGTTCGTATCCGAGACTGTGCGATTGGCACATGCGTTTATTGCATTGCGGTCTGCCATACACAGTCCCGCAATGTCGAAATTCGCAACGTCAATTGGGTTTGGTGCCATACCTTCATCACGGGCTCGAAATTCGGGCTTGGGATGTCGGAGTTCGGCGGCCCGATTGATAATTGCTCTGGCGGCGCGTGCTACCAAATGCTGGATTTTTACGGCCTCGGCTATGCCGGAACTCTGAAAATTACCAACGCATATGCGGAAAACATGGTTCGCATCGGGCGTTTGCAGGCGACATCTTCGTTTAACGCCCCGGTTCTTTTCATCGGCTGCATATTCAATCTCGGAGACTCGAACCATAAACAGAGCCCCGCAGGTTATATTCAGGCTGGTGGCTCGCAATCAATTACGTTCGACGGGTGTAGCATCAACGGCAACGGGCGCATTAACAACCTGATCTATGGCAACCCGGCATATATCACGATGCGGGGTATTAATTTGCAGGGTGGCACGCTGATGGCGGGCGCTAACGGCACGGCGGCTAAACAACAAGCGACTAATTATTGCGGGGGCATTTTGATAGGCCGCCCGCGCGTCAATTCCAGCTATGTTGACTTTACCGAATTCTCGCTTGGCAATTATGCCGTCTATTATTCGACCCCGACCGGAACCATCGGTTCTAGGGCGATGAATGATCGCGTAGACTTTGGCAGCAATGCGCGCGTTCAAGTTTCGCAGGCGTCAAAGCGCATTGTCGATATCAATGGCAAGACGTGGAAAATGACCGTCCCGCCATGCACACTCATTACGAACAACACGTCGTACATGGAGGCTGGGGCGCTTTGCACCATTGTGAACGACACGATGACGTTCACCTATCTGTCGACTTGGCAAGCCAACGGGTCTTACACAATTGCTCCGGGAGACATGCTCTATCATATCAATACCGACACGATCTTCCTTGTGACGGCAATTGGTGCGGCTGATGGCAGCGGAAATTTCCCCGTAACCTGCCAGCAGCAGAACAACATGACGACGGACGGCGTCAACAACTTCGTCTCGAACTTGTGTTCCGACCTGACCCTTGCCGGTTACATGGCCATTATTAAGACCGGTGCGATGCTCCCGGCCCTGATTTTTGAGGGGGATTTCACGGCGGGCAACAATACGATCGCCAACGTCCAGCGCGGCGACGGTTATGGTGGCAATCTGGCGTCATACCTGTTCTCCGGCGACTTGCTGCTAGGCATCACCTACAATGGCACAGCCTCGCCATGGGGTATCCCATTTGGCACGACCATAAATCTTCCAACAAACGGCTCACCAGGGACTGTGACCTTAAACACCCCACACGGGTGGGGTGCCGCCAAAACAGGCCATTTCCAACTTTATCCATATCAACTTTCATAAGAGGCTCTCATGGACAAGACGATAATCCGCGCCGAGCGCCATGGGGACAACAGCTCGACGGTGACCTATTCGGACGGCACCACTGCAATCCTGCCGCCTGACGACCCCGGTCTCGATGCTTGGCTGGCGGCGGGCAACCCTTGGCTGGTCGCTGCGCCGACGCTCGATGATCTGAAAGCACGCGCAGTCGCAGAAATCATCTCCTACGCTGACGGCGTGACGGCAAAAATCACCTCGCAATACCCGGCCAGCGAGGTCGCCTCGTGGCCCGCTCAGTTGATAGAGGCACGCATGGCCGTCAACGGCATGGCTATGCCCGCACCATCGGTTCTGCAGGCAATCGTTGACGCCAGCAACGGCGCGCTCACCATGGCCACGCTGGCCGCAAGCGTGATCAAAAAGGCGACCGCCTATAACCAGATTGTCGCTCTCGTGCAGGCGCTCCGGGTGCAGGCTCAAACACAGATCGCCGCCATCACCGATCCGAGCCAAATTGACGTTGTCGTCGAGACCTTACTGGCACACAGCAAAAACACATTAAACGGTTCTTAAAAGCGGTTCCGGGCTTTTTGGCCGCGCGGGCTTGACGCCGTCGCATTTGGTATAAATCATGCGGCTCTCGGTTTCAGTGCAACCCGCGAAATGATTGCCGACCGCATGGCGGTCGGTAATCTCTTCAAATGTCCTCTTAAGGTGTTCGAAACGGCCATTGGCCCGTCAACCCTTTGAGGCATGTCATTCATGGTCAATTCTTTTCTGCATGGCGTCGAGACCATCGAAGTTCTGGACGGCATTCGCCCGGTTCGCATCAATGCGACAGGTGTTCCGGCTTTTGTCGGCACCGCACCACTTGCCGACCCGACAGCATGGCCTCTGAATGAGCCGATCCTTTTGCGGTCGCAGCCTCGGCTAGCGGCCACTTTGGGTGCCTCCGGCACCTTGCTGGCAGCAATCAATCAGGCAATGGCCGAGGGTGCCGGGGCAATGATTGTGGTGCGCGTTGCGTCGGACGCCAATCCGGCCCGTCAGATGAGCCTGATCATCGGCGACCCTGTTTTGCGCACCGGCTGTTATGCGCTGCTCAATGCCCGTTCCATTCTTGGCGTCCAGCCCAAAACGCTGGCCGCACCCGGCTTCACGGCCCTGCGCCCGACCACCGGTATCTCTGCAATTGCCGTGACGAATGGCGGCACTGGTAATGTGGTCGGTCAGACCAAAATCAATATCACCGGCGGCACCGGTTCGGGTGCCGTTGCCACCCCGGTCATTGACGCCAACGGGGTGCTGACCGGCGTTGTCGTGACCAATCCGGGCGTCGGCTACACCAATCCGCAGGTGCAAATCACCGGCCCAGGCGTGGGGGCAACAGCAACGGCCACCGCCGCTCTGGCGCGCAATCCGGTCGTGGCGGCGCTGCTGTCGATCGCCCCGCGCCTGCGGGCAATGGTCTATGCCGATACGCCGTCAACCACGCCCGCCGACGCCTTCGCTTGGCGTCAGGACTGGGGTGATATGCGCCTGGTTCCGTTCTTCTCGGATGCTCTGGTTTGGTCGAACGATGCCAATGCCTATATTGATTTGTCGCAATCGGCCTCGCAGGCGGGACTGACCTCGCGCGTTCATCACGACAATGGCTTCTGGTATTCGCCTTCCAACTTCGAGCTGATCGGTGTCGGCGGCGTCGCAGTGCCGGTGGATGTCGGCCCTTCCGATGACAGCTCGACAGCCAATTATCTCAACGAAAACGCCGTCAACACGATTGTCAATTTTGGCGGCAATTATGCGGGCTACCGGCGTTGGGGCAATCGCACCACTGCCGCTGATCCACTGTGGGTATTTGAAAATGTCCGCCGCACCGCCGACGTGGTCTATGACGCGCTGGAGGAGGCCTATCTCTGGATGGTCGACAAACCGTTCTCGCTCCAGTTGCTCCTTGATGCCAGCGCCATGGGAAACCGGTTCATGCGCTATCTGGTCAGCCAGGGCGCATTGGTCGGCGGCAAGGTCTGGCTTGATCCCGAACGCAACAGCGCTTCGCAGCTTCAGCAGGGCGTTCTGGCATGGGATATCGATCTTGAGCCGCCCGCTCCGATGGAACACATTCAGATTTTTGCCCATCGCAACGGTGATTATTACACCGAACAACTGGCGCAGTTTGGCGCTCTGGCCACCGTTTAAAGGATATTTCCATGCTCGCTCTTGATTATGTGCTCAAAGGCTGTGCCGTCTATTGCGACGGCTTCGGCAAGGCAGGCACCGCCGAAAAAATCACAATTCCGCCGATCAAGAAAAAGTCAGAAAGTTTTCGCGGCGGCGGCATGATCGGTTCGCGGAAAATGTCGCTGGGTTACGACGACATGGAATTTGATTTCACACTGAACGCCTTTGACCCGCAGGTGCTCAAGCTGGCCGGCGTGTCCAAGGGGGCCACCGTCGCCTTCGCTATCCGCGGTTATTTTGTTGGCGATCTCGGCAAGGAACATACGGCTGTTTACATGCTGAGCGGTGAAATTATGGAGCTGGATGGCGGCAGCTGGGAGAGCGGCAAGAAAGCCGAACTCAAAATCAAAGTGTCACTGGTGGCGCAAAAGCTGACGATCGACAATTCCGAAATCTTTGACATCGACATCCCGAATGGCATCGACAGTTGGGGCGGCGTCGATAATGGCGCGTCCATGCGCGCCGCCCTCGGGCTTGCGGGCTGACCGACCTTTTTAACGCGCGCTTTTATCGCAGCACCAACCTGAGGACAAAATTATGGACCTGAAATTTCCTGACTGGGGCAAGAAAAACTTCCCGCTGACTCGACCATTCGATCTGGCAGGCGTGACCTATTCGTCGATCGATTTCCGCGTGCCAAACGGCAATGACCTGATCAAATTCGCGTCCTCTCCGGGCACACCTTACGCCCAGCGCGTCCTTGCTTTGGCATCCGATTTGTCCCAACTCGACGAAAACGTGTTCCGTGCAATGTATGGGCCGGACTATGCCGGAGCGGCCCAAGTGGTCGCTGATTTTTTGGATCCTGCGCCGGCGACATTGACGACATCTGCGCAGACATCGCCAGCATCTTTCACTGGCACTTAAACGACATTCTTGACCTGCCGCTGCCCCGGTTGCTCGCCTTTCACCGGCGGGCGATCGAGCGCGCGCCGCCCTGGCTGCCTGCGAGGCCTGTAAAATGACCAGCTTTACCTTGAAGGTCATTGCCGAGTTTATCGACAAGCTCAGTGGCCCCGCCAAAAAAACCGTCGAAGAACTGCAAGGCATCGCCAAATCCAGTGTCGCCGCCGAAAAGAGCGTCGCGGCAATGGGCAGCGCGTCCGAAAAGGGTGCGGCCCTGATGGGCGAGGCCTTTGTCAAAACCGAACAAAGCCTCATCAAAGTTGCCACGGCCTCAAAGGAGGCCGAAACGGCATTAAGCGGAATTGGTAGCGGTGCGGGGTCCGTCGAAAGGCTGGACGGGGCGATCAAAGCCACGAGCAGTTCGGCCGCCAAACTGGCGCGTGAACTCGCGGCCCTCGAGCGCGGGCCGGGCGCTGGGACTGCGGCACATACCAAATCAATTCAGGCAAAAGGGGCTCAACTCGAGCAACAGATTGCGCTGGAAAAGCGGGCCCGCGAACTCCATCAAGAAGGCAAAAACGCAGGATTAAGCCCAGTGCCTTCAGGCGGCATGGGCATGATGGATACGGTCATCGGTTTTGGCGCGACCATGGCCGGAACTGCAATCGTGACCGGCGTCGCCCATCAGGGCGCGGAGGCTCAACACGCCGCCGTGGCGATGGATACGGCCGGGATGCCCCCAGCTGAGATGACCAAAGCGCATGAAGCGGCCGCACGGCTGAGCGGCGAATTTCGGATGTTCACACAGACCGAAATTGAAAATGCCATTCGGGAAATTCGCTCGGTTACCGGTACGACCGACGCGGCCATTGCCGCCATGCATGACGCCCTGAGCCTGGCGGTTATCAGCGAGGCCCAGCATCCGGGCAGCGGCCTTGAAAATATGGCGACCTTGATGAAGGGCGCAGAAACACAAGGAGCGACAATCAGCGGCGAAAAGCTGCATGACCTCTTCGATGCAATGGCCAAGAGTAAAAATGTACTCGATAAAACCATTTCGGACGAGGATTGGGCGCTCGGTCTGAAATACGCCGGCACGGCAGGCCAGCACTGGGATAAAGAATTCATCACCGAATATCTGCCGCATTTTTTGCAGGAACTAAAGGGCGCACCGGCCGGCACGATGTTCCAATCCATGTCCCGCGCTATTCAGGGCGGCATGATGAGCGCGGATGCTACAAAGATTTTGCTTGATATGGGGCTGATCGATCCCAACAAGGTCGAAAAGCGCGGCAAAGGCTATAAAATGCATCCCGGCGCTTTGCTGCATGGCGACGAATTCATGCACAATCCGGTAAAATACGGCCTGAAATATATGAAGCCTGCGCTCGATGCCAAACAGGTGCCGGAAGCCGAGCGCGAAGCCATGATGGATCAGGCGTTTTCCAACCGGAATGTGGCGCGAGCCTTCGGATTAATTGACACTCAGGGCGAGGTTATTGAAAAAACCGCACATTTGCTTCACGACAACAAGGGGCTCGAAACGTCCAAAAAATGGATGAACGATGACCCGACCATGGCCAAGGCTCAGGTCTATGGGCAAATTGACAATTTATACAGGCAGGCCGCCGAGCCGCTGAACGGCGCTTATACTTGGCTCGCCAATATGACGGCTAAGGGTATTGCCAAACTCAATCAAACCCAGAAAGGCACCCCGGCGGCAACAGCAGAAACCGGCATAGTTGCGGGGTTTTTGGGTTATCTTGGATTGAAATCCCTCGGCGGACTATTTTCCAACGGCCTGAGCGGCGCAGTCTCCGGAGCAACCGAGGCGGCTGGCACAGCTGCCAAATTTGGCGGGCGCGTCGGACCCGCCGGAATGCTGATCAGCGGTGGCATGATGATCAATGATGCCGGCGGTCGCTGGCAACCGGAAGAGATTGTCAACGCGCGTATGGAAGTGGCTGACCTCTACAAGAAAATCCACGTGCTGGAAGGGATTAGCTCGACCAAAAACCGGTGGGATGAGGACACATCACCCGAAACCCAGAAAATTCACGCGGCAGAGGACAAAATCGCCACTCTCACGGCCAAAATCAGCCGGTTTGAAGAGGCCTATAATACCGGAACTGCCCAGCCCGGCCTTGATGCACCCCGTCTCGGCCACCCATGGAATTCGCAGGCGCAAGTCCAGACCTTGGCCCAGCCGCAGCAAGTGACCAATACAACGACCAACAACATCAATGCGCCGGTGACTGTCAACGTGACACAGACCAACGCCTCTCCGGCGGCGATCGGCGGTGCCGTGGCCGGTGCCGTCAGCGGTTCAATGATCCACGCCACCCGGCAGAGCGGGGGCACGCTGCATGACGGTTATGGACCGCATTGATGTCGGTGCTGATGGGCTGGGGGCCTTACCTCTTCGAAGCCTCGGCAACCTCCTACGAGCAGCTCACCCATTCAGCAGGCGGGCGCTGGAAGGATCATGAGCTGTTTGGCCGGGCTCCTGCAGGCCAATTTCTGGGGCCGGACAAGGAACCGATCAATCTCAAAGGCACCGTCTATTCCGACTATGTCGGGGTGAACCCGGCACAGCAGCTGCTCGACATGCAAAGCGCCGCCAAACGCGGCGAGGTTTACGAGCTGATTTCCGGCTTCGGCGAATGTTTCGGGGAATTTCGCCTGCAAAAAATGACGCGAGACGAGAGCTTCATCGGGGCCAATGGTGCCGCCCTGAAAATCGGGTTTAACGCCGAATTCATGAGCTATGCCGGGCCGAACGGGCCTGTCGTGGCCCTTTGGCCATAGGAGGCAATATGACACAGGACCGGGCAACATTGATTTTAGGCGGTGTTTATTTCGGACTTTGGTTCTGGCTCATGGCGGCATGGATGACGCATGTGATTGCGTGTTTCAAAGCAGAGGCATGGGGGTTTCTCATTGCAGGAGCACTCGCTTTTCCGGTTGCCTGGGTGCACGGCACCGGCATCTGGTTCGGGGCTTGGTGACATGGCAAAGACTGTGATCTCTCGCCCGGATGAACCTCTCGACGTCTTGGTGCGGCGCGCAACCGGCAGCGAAGCCCAAGGCCATATCGAGGCGGTTCTGGCTGCTAATCCGGGACTTTCCGCTCAGCCGCTGTTGCTGCCTGCCGGTCTCGCCATTGTTATTCCCGATCTGCAGCCGCAAGTGACGCAGCCCAAAACAACCCTGTGGTGAGGCCAAATGGAACCCCGGACTTTGCAAGTGCGAATTATGGCCGGAACAGTCGATATCGGCGCGAAAATCGCCGGGCGCGAGCTGGAGGGCCGTATCGTCGACAATGGCGGGGAGAAGGCCGACGAACTGCATTTCAGCATCTCGAATTATGACGGCCAGCTTGCCAAACCGGCCAAGGGTGCCGAACTGACGGTCTCGTTAGGTTATGTTGAAACCGGCGGGCCAATCCTGATGGGCAAATTTATTGTCGAGACCGTGGAAAAAATTGGGCCGGTGGCGACCTTTATGGTGACGGCCCATGCCGCCGATTTTAAAAAGGCTTTAAAGGCCCGTCAAACCCGCAGTTTTGCCAACGTAACCTTCGGCGATATTATCAATAAAATAGCCGGTGAAGCGGGCCTCGCTGCCCTCTGCGATCCGGAACTTGCGGCCAAACCGATCGATCATATTGCCCAGACTGAAGAAAGCGCCATGCACTTTCTGACCCGACTCGGCCGCCATTTTGATGCGATTTGCAAACCGGCCAATGGCAAGTTGATCGCCGTGCCGCGCGGAGCCGGAACCAACGGAACAGGCGCGGCGATTGCACCATTTATCGTCACGCCCAACGATCTGACCACCTTCCGGTTTTGTGATCGTGACCGCCCGGCGCATGGCAAAGTCACTGCCCATTATTATGACCACGACCAGGCTAAACGGGTGCCGGTCAGTGCCGGAGACGGCGACGCGCCTGCCTTCCTGCACCATGATCTGCACCCCAGCAAAGACGATGCCCAGCGTGCAGCTGACAATCATTCAAACGGCTTTGCCCGCAAGGGCAAGAGTTTCACCGGCACCATGTTCGGACGACCGGAACTCAAGGCCGGAGGGGTTCTGATCACACAAGGCTTTAGCGACGATGACGATGCCGAATGGATATTTTTAAAAGCCGAGCACGTTTTTGGTTCCGGCCTGACCACCCAAATCGAGGGCCAACCGAAAAAGGCGGGGGCTGCATCGGGAACAGGTGCAAAAGGCAGCGCGGGTGCAGGGGCCGCAACCACCAATCTTTCTGCAGGCACAATCACTCTTGGATCAAACGTCGCATAGGAGAACATCATGGAAGACAAACTGCCCAAAGACGTAGGCCCGATAATGGAAGGCGAGACCGGCGTTGCGGCCGCCGAATTGAAACAATTCGTCGAGCGGGTTGAACGGCTCGAGGAGGAAAAGACGGCCATTTCCGATGATATCAGGGAAGTGTTCGGCGAGATGAAATCTCGTGGCTATGACGTCAAAGTGGTGCGGCAGGTCATTCGCATTCGCAAGACGGACCGCGCCGAGCGGCAGGAGATGGAGGCCATTCTGGAGCTGTATATGGGCGC